CCATCTTAAATACGACGCCAAGGTGGCAGAACTTGAGCATCTAAGGGCTACCAATGCGCCCAAGCATGAGCAGCTAAGGATGCAGGCCGAGCTTATTGAACTCGACTCCCACATGGTCGTTATCGACGAGGCATACGAGCTTAACCGTAAGGAAGTTCAAATCCTAAACGGGCTTCTGGCCGAGTGCTACGACATCGCAGAGCCAACCCGCATCCCGGGCTACAGCGACGAAGATATGTTTGAAGCCAACGCTGCCAATGAGTTTACGGTATCCACCCTGCGCGAGATGCAGTCCGAGATCGTGGCTATGGGTCAGCCGTTAGCGGCTACGGTTCTGCACGTTATGAGCAACCCGCACACCTTAAGCGCTGCCATACAAGCCGGTCTTATCCCAATGCAATCTCTGCCGCTTGTGGTGGATAATGCGCCTGTGTACGGGTCATTGACATTAGAAGAAGCCCAAACGCTAATCCAGCCCCTGCTTACGGCAACAATTGAGCAAAAAGATAACGTCCTTCTGCTTCAAAAACCAAAATAACGTAAATGGCTGCTGCCTTCCAATCAAATGCCTTTGAAAACGATGCGTTTCAAATTCTTGAAACGCCAATCATTATTCTTGACGACACGCACGATGGCATTTTTTGGAAAAAGAAAGACGAAGAAGAAATAGCTGCCAACCAGCGCCGTAAAAAACAAGTGCTGGAAGCTTATGAGTTTTTGGTTGAGGGCAAATCTCCGGTTGTTGATGAGATCGTTGCTCCGTTTGTCAAGGAAACCAAAAAGTCTAGAAAGACCGACATCCCACAGATCGACTTTGACAAGTTCCTAGACGATATGGAGCGCGTTGACAGGCTGTGGCAGGAATATCTTAAAATGGATGATGAGGAAATTTTGTTGCTGCTATGAGCAAATACAGGGTAATTTGGGACCGCGAAGGCGTTCTTGCCAAGTTTGAAAACGAAGAAATGACGTTTTTAAGGGAAAATTATTCCGCACCAGAACGTTCTGATTTAGCTACGCCAATGATCCTGCGGGACATTGAGCCGTATCAAAACATGATTGATGGAAAGATGATTTCCAGCCGGTCCGAGCATCGTGAATTGCTCAACCGGCATAATTGTATTGAAATCGGCAATGAAAAGATGAATTCAAAGCCTATGGTTCAACCAACTGTTGACCGCCGTAAGGTTTTGCACCAACAACTGTCTGATATGAGTGACAAGCAAGCCAACAAGCTTATTAAAAAAGCCATTAAGGGCCTTTAAGGAATGACTATGGACACCCAAGAGTCGCCTTTCGAAAACGAAGAAGCGAAGATTGATCGTAAGGAGCTTCTTGCACAGCAGTTTGATGAAGCTGCCGGCGAACAACCAGTTGCCGCTCAATCTGAAACAACACAAGATCCAGAGCCAGAAGTAGAAGAACCTATCTGGAAGCGCCCGCCGTCTAGCTGGAAGCGCGACTATCACGAAGTCTGGCAAACCGCTGATGACAAGCTGAAAGAGTATGCTTGGCAGCGTGAAGAAGAAATGCGTAAGGGCGTCGAACCGCTTCTGGGCAAGGCTCAGTTTGCGGACAAGATGCAGAAGGTTATGCAACCTTACGAGCAGACAATTCGCGGCCTTGGTATTGAGCCTGAAGCCGCTGTCGAAGCGCTTATGCGTGCCGACTACACCCTTCGTACTGCGCCGGCTGACCAGAAGCGCGCCTATTTGGCCCAACTAGCTAGCCAGTACGGCATTAACTTGGGAGAGATAGACCCATATTCACAACCTGGGCCTGTCGATCCCGCTGTCTATCAGCTTCAAAACGAATTGAATAACATTCGTGGCGAGGTTGTTGGATGGAAACAGCAGCAAGAACAGGCTCAGAATCAAGCCCTACAAGCTGAAATTAGTGATTTTGCCGAAACAGCAGATCACTTTGAAGCCGTGCGCCCAACAATGATTTCGCTCCTACAGGGCGGTGTTGCGACCACGCTAGAAGAAGCCTATGAAAAGGCTATTCGCCTTGACGACAACGTTTACTCCGAAATTCAAAAGGGCCGACAAGCCCAGGACGACGTAGCCAGACGTGATGCAGCTAATAAAGCTGCTAAAGCCGCCAAGGCGGCAGCGGTAAGTGTCCGAAGCTCCACACCCGGAGGTCAGCCCACTACCAAAGCGCAAGATAGACGCTCAATGTTGTTCGAGCAGTTCGACAATATGAATGAGCGTTTTTGATGAACCCCTGATAATGGAGCATAAATATGGCATTCGCCAACAGCTCGATCAGTGACATCATTGCGACTAATATCCAAAGCCGTAGTGGTGAACTGGCCGATAACGTCACGAACAACAATGCGTTGCTTCGTCGACTGAAAGACCGTGGAAACGTTAAAACGTTCTCCGGCGGTAACGTGATTTTGCAAGAAATCATGTACAACGACTCAACCACGAACAACACGAATAGCTACAGTGGCTATGAAGTGCTGAACGTGTCCCAGAACTCGCCTATCTCTGCGGCGCAGTTCTCGATCACTCAGTATGCCTCGGCGGTGACGATCTCCGGTCTGGAAATGATCCAGAACTCCGGCAAGGAAGCCATCATCGACCTGCTGGACGGTCGTATGAATGTTGCTGAAGCCCAACTTGCTAACCGTCTGGGCGGCGACATTTATCTGGACGGCACCGGCAATGCCGGCAAGAACATCACCGGCCTCGGCGCGGCTGTTCCTGATGCCCCCTCCAGCGGCACCTACGGCGGCATTAACCGTGCGTCCTTCTCGTTCTGGCAATCCGTTGCCTATTCGGGTACGACCAACGGTGGCTCGGCTGTAACCGCTTCGAACATCCAACAATACATGGATGCCGTCGCTGTCCAGCTAATCCGTGGTACCGACAAGCCGGACCTGATCGTTGCCGACAATAACTATTACCGCCTGTACCTTCAGTCGCTGCAAGCGATCCAACGCATCTCGGACTCCGGTTCGAGCATGGCTGGCGCTGGCTTTGCCTCGCTGAAGTACTACGGTGCCGGTATGGCGTCGGACGTTGTGCTTGATGGTGGTATCGGTTCCGATGCTACTGCAAACCATATGTGGTTCCTGAACACCAAGTACCTCATGTTCCGCCCGCACGTTGATCGGAACTTTGTGCCGATTGGCGGCGAGCGCCAAGCGGTTAACCAAGACGCCATTGTGAAACTGATCGGCTGGGCAGGTAACATCACCTGCGCGGGCGCTCAGTTCCAAGGCGTTCTGATCGCTTAATGGGAGAATCAGAACATGGCTTACACATTTGACGACTACAAGTCTGGCCTTCTCCAGATCGCAGTTGTTGACACTGGCATTACGACTGCCAATGGCACCTCTGTCATCCCGACCCCGCCTAACGTGCTGGGTGGGGTAATCCGCGCTTTCGATCCCACTTACGGCGAGGGTGAATTTATCATGCTCGTTGGCGTGGCTTCGACTGTTGTTGGTTCGCTTGTGACCTACAACACGACGACCTACCAAACTGCGCTTTCGCCTAACACGGCGAACCTGGCGCAGCCGGTGGCTGTTGCTATGTCGGCTAACACCGCTGGCACTTTCGGTTGGTATCAAATCGAAGGTCTTGCCGTTGTGAAGAAGACTGCGGTTGCGGTTAACGTCGGCGTTCCTGTTTACCAATCGGCCACCACTGGGCGCGTTATGCCTACGGCGGCTTCTGGTAAGCAAGTCCTCGGCGCTCGCTCTGCCAACCTGGCTACGGTTGCTTCTGGCGTTTCGACCATTATCGTGTCGATCAACCGTCCGCATATGCAAGGCGCAACCACCTAGTGATTCTATCGTCAAACCTTGATGAGAAAATTCCAATCGTGTGTAACACGGAGGATGATGTCATTTTCAGCAACATTAGTGCTGCTGTAGGGCGTCATCTTCCGTGGCTTGGGCTAACCGAGCCGCATGACAAGGTGGCTGTAATAGTAGGGGGAGGCCCTTCAATGAAGGGCCTCCTTCCGCTTATCTCAGCGCATAAATCGGCTGGACATACCGTCTTTGCCGTTAACGGGGTTATTCCAAGCCTTTTGAGTGTAGACGTTACCCCTGACTATTTTGTCCTTTTAGACGCCAGGGAAGACAACCTTTCCTTCCTGCACCCTAACCTGCCGGTCCACAATCTAATCGCCTCCCAATGCCCGCCCAGCGTCTTTGATGCGCTAGAGGAACGAGAGATTACAGTTTGGCATCCGGCCTATCCCGGCATTTCAGATTACATTGGTGATCGTGAGTGCGCCCTTATCGGTGGCGGCACTACGGTTGGCCTTCAGGCTATGAGCATTGCCTTTGCAATGGGCTATCGAGAAATTCACCTATTCGGCTTTGATTCTAGCTATTCCCACGTTGGCGAAGGCCATGCCTACGCACAGGCGGTCAACGACAATGACCCCCGCGACACATACAGGGTTGGCAAGCGCGAATATGTTGCAGCCCCCTGGATGGCCCGCCAAGCGGTAGAATTCCAAGAAGCCGCCCGTCAGTTGGCGGATGCTGACGCTGAGATCCATGTTCACGGACGCGGGCTTCTGCCGGAAATCGCACGCGCTATGTCACATCCACCAGAGGAAATCTCTGAAGCGGATAAGTACAAAGCGATGTGGGGTATCGACAGCTATCGAACCGTAGCTCCGGGCGAAAACTTTGCTGACGAGTTTATCGACATGGCCCGTCTTGGGTCCACCAGCAGCGTCATTGACTTTGGCTGTGGCTCTGGTCGCGGCAGCAAAAAGATTTATGAAACTACCGGCTGTCAAATAACGCAAGTGGATTTTGCGGAAAATTGCCGAGATGCAGGCAACGACCTTCCTTTTAAAATCGTTGACCTTTGCGAACCCATAGTTGGCTTAAAGGCAGACTTTGGCTACTGCACTGACGTTATGGAACACATCCCCACCGATAAGGTTCCTAATGTCATTAAAAACATCATGGATTGCGTGGATAGATGCTTCTTTAAGATTGCCATGTTTCCAGATAGTATGGGATCGCTAATTGGACATTCGCTTCATTTGTCGGTTTTTCCGATAGAATGGTGGGAAGAACAATTTTCAGACTATAAGATAAGTTATCGGCAATGCGATAGGGATACCCCTTTCCCGTATGCCACGTTTTATGTCGAAAAAGACTTGGCTTCAGAAAGGAATTAATTATGGCTCTACCTTCTCGCGTTATGGGTTCTGGCAACGCAGCCCTTTCTACCCTCTCCATCTGCGGTGACGGTGCTACCGGCCTTGTGGCTGTCGGCTCCACGATTGCCGATGCACTTCAGCTTTCGGCGGTGTGGAACACGATTACCACCTCGTCCGCTTCTACCGGCGTTATCCTTCCCACAACCGAAGCCGGCGCTATGGTTGGTATCCGCAATGACAGCGGTCAAACCATCACCATTTACCCAAAGTCCGGCTCAACCATCAATGCCGGCGCATCCACCCTTAGCCTTGCTACTGCTAAAACCGTTCTCCTCTTTGCGCCCAGCGCGACTACCTGGGCTTCCGTTTTGACCGCCTAAAAAGGGACCACCCATGCCTCTTGATAGTGATGTTTCTGGTGCAGACGCACAACTTCATGTTGAATTTTATGAATTTGATAAGGCCCCCTACAAGGGACAACCGTTTGTGCGAATTATGGCACCCGGAGACAAGACTAACATAATCGAGCAGCCCGTCAGGGAACACCACAAGGCTCGTTTTTCGCGTCAATGGCTTTACTACCAAATGCGTAACAATGAGGGACCGGAACTCGGCACCCCGTTGGAAACTTGGCATGAGGACGCTTCTGAAGAACTGAACGACTACCAAATGGCTGAACTGCAAATTCTGAAGTTTCGCACCGTTGAACAGGTTGCAACGGCTTCAGATTCGCAACTTCAAAAGGTTGGCATGGGCGCTCAAGCGCTCCGTGAACGGGCTAAGTTGTATCTTAACCGCAAAAACAGTTCTGCTTTTTCGGACGAACTTTCCAATACGCGAAAAGAGCTTGATGAGCTAAAAGCTAAAATGTCTCAGCTTATGGATGAGCGTAGGCCGGGACGGCCAAGGAAAGAAGTTATAGATGTCCAGCACGATGCTGCAATTAGTGACGCAAGTCACGAATGAGCTAGGCGTTCCTACTCCCACTTTCGTAGCTGGGAATGCCAACCAAGACGTAATTCAGATCCTGGCGCTCATGAACGCCAGCGGTTACGAATTGCTGCGGAAAGCTGATTGGCGAGAACTTACCATACCGTACAGCTTCTTTACGGAATATACGACCACGACGGGAACTTACACGACCACCACGCTTACCATCACCGGCATCCCGTCCACTGCCGGCTTGGACACTACATACATGGTTGTTGGTACGGGCTTTCCAAATGCCACGTTTATCACCAGCGTTGATTCCAGTACGCAGGTCACAGTCTCAACCTATTCAGCCAGCGCCGTGACCGCCGGCACGATCTATTTCCAGAAGGTCAAATACGACCTGCCTAGCGACTATGACAGCATTGTGCCGCGTACCCAGTGGGACAAGAGCAAGCACTGGGAAATGCTAGGCCCAGAAAATGCCCAGCAATGGGAATGGCTTCTCAGCGGTTACATATCCACCGGCCCGCGTATCCGCTGGCGCTTGCTAGGCAGCTATTTCCAAATTTGGCCTGGCTATTCAAGCAATGAAAATCTTGGTTTTGAATACCGCAGCAAGGGCTGGGCCAGATCATCCGCTAACGCAGTTCAGAACAGCTTTACCGCTGACACTGATACCTGCATTTACCCTGACCGCGTTATGGTCCTTATGACAAAGCTGAAATATTTCCAAGCCAAGGGTTTTGATACCACGGCTCTGTATCGTGATTATCTGACCGAATTTGATACGTCGGTAGCGCAGGATACCTCTGCGGCAAACCTGTCGTTTGCCCCGCGTCCAGGCAACATCCTAATTGGCTACGACAACATTCCGGATAGCGGCTATGGCAGTTAATACGCGCTCTTTGGTTCAAGGAAACGCTGCTCAGGTTCAATCTCTACCGGCACCTCTTGGCGGTTGGAACGCTAGGGATAGCTATGCCAACATGGACCCCATGGATGCGGTAACGTTGGAAAATATGTTTCCAACTGTTTCCAATGTCACCCTGCGCGGCGGCTATTCAAAATGGGCTACGGGCCTAGACGGCCAAGTTCAAAGCCTGTTTGTCTATTCCAGCGGCACTACAGATAAAATGTTTGCCGTCACCGAAACAAGCAAACTTTATAACGTAACGGCTAGCGGTGCTGTTGGCGCTGCGGTCTTGTCAAGCCTTGGAAACGGTAAGTGGGAATACACCAACATCACGACTTCTGGCGGCAGTTTTTTATATGCCACCAACGGCGTTAATGCGCCCTTGCTTTATGACGGAACTACTTGGACCGCAATTACGGGCATATCTACGCCGGCTATCACCGGCGTCACAACGACCAACCTAATCAATGTGCTGCTGTTTAAAAACCGCATCTGGTTCATTGAAAAAGACACACTGAAGGCTTGGTATCTGCCAACATCCTCAATTGGCGGTGCGGCTCAATTTCTAGACCTAAGTTCTGTCTGTAGGTATGGCGGCAAGCTGGTTGATTTTAACACATGGACCATAGACGGTGGTTTTGGCATTGATGATATGCTGGCTTTTGTCACCAGCAACGGCGAAGTTATAGTTTATCGCGGCACAGACCCCGCTAGCGCCTCTACGTGGGCGCTGACGGGTATTTGGAAATTTGGCTCACCTATTGGCAGCCGCTCCATGATTAAATACGGTGGCGACCTTCTTTTGCTTACCTATGACGGTTTGCTGCCTATGTCCCAAGCCATGCAAAGCGACCGCTTAGATTCTCGCGTGGCTTTGTCTGATAAGATTCAGGGCGCAATTGCTGCTGCTACATCAACCTACGGCAGCGCATCTGTAGGCTGGCAATTGGTTTATTCCGCTAAAAACAATGCCATAATGGTTAACGTGCCTGTGGCTGTTGGTCAGCAGCAGCAATACGTTATGAACACCATTACGAAGTCGTGGTGCAATTTTACAGGTTGGAACGCAAACTGCTGGGACATATACGGCGAAAATCTTTATTTTGGCGGCAATGGCTATGTGGCTAAGGCGTGGGACAGTACCTACGCCGATGACGGGGCCAACATCGCCACCAACACGATCCAAGCGTTTAATTACATGGGATCGCGGGGCGTCAAAAAGTACTTTACCCGCGCTAGGCCCAACATCTTTACCAACGGCCAACCTGGCATTTTTGTTGGTGCTAACATCGATTTTAACATTCTAAACAATTCTGCGCCGTTGACTTATACGCCGTCAGTTTATGGCGTTTGGGATACGGGAGTTTGGGGTACGGCCTTGTGGGGCAGTGATCTGGACATTACAAACAACTACCTTGGCATAACGGGTATCGGATACTGTATCGGTCTACAGGTGAAAACCGCTAGCTCATTGCTTCAGATTGAATGGGCGGCAACAGATTTGGTGTATCAAACCGGATGGGCTGGCATATAGATAGTGGCGTTTCCGTTGGGAACTGGGTGGCTGAAAAGCTTGAAACTGGATTCTTTGCAGAACGTTCTGAAGCAATTGGGCTTTTTAAAGACAACGAGATTGTAGCGGGAGTCATTTACGAAAAGTGGAACGGCAAATCCATAGTGTGCCATATTGTCATAGAGGGTCGGATCACACCGTCATTTATAAAGGCAATATGCCATTACGCTTTTGAGATATGTAAAGTCGATAAAGTCATAGGCCCGATGTACTCTGATAACGAAAAGGCCATCCGGTTCGCTAAAAATATGGGTTTTGTCGAAGAAGCTAAACTTAGTGATTGTCAACCAAATGGTGATATAATTTTCCTCACGTTGAAGCGGGTGGATTGCAGGTTTTTAGAGGATCGTTATGGGAACAAAGACACCGAAGCCACCGCCGACAATTGATTACGCTGCTGCGGCTAAAGCGCAAGCTGATGCCAACGTAACGGCGGCTGGACAAACGACGGCCCTTAGCAATCCCAACATTGTTGGCCCTTATGGCAATCAGACTGTCACCTATGCCCCTGATGCCCAAGGGAATATGCAGCCTACTGTCACGCAGACGCTTAATGCTGATGCTCAAAGAGCGCTTACGTCGCAACAAAAAACCCAAGCCGGCTTGGCTGGAATTGGGGAAAACCTAACCAATCAAGTCAGTGGCAGTCTTTCTAAACCATTTCAGTTTAACGGACCTGACATTCAAACTTCATTAGGTCCGCAAAGGTCCATTGATTATGGTCCTTCCGCTGGAATGTATGGTTTTGCTGGCGGTGGTCCCGCTGCTAATGCTTATGGCCTAGCTGGCGGTGGTCCTGCTGGTGATGCATTTGGCTTGGCCGGCGGTGGCCCTGCTGCTGATAAGTATGGTTTGGCAGAGGGGATAGACGCTGCTAAATATGGAGCGGCCCAAAGATCACTTGACCTATCTGGCATAGCCAGAATGCCGGTTAACGCTGGCATGACGGGTCAAGCGGCAATCTTGTCTCGCCTTCAACCGCAAATTCAGCAAGAGCAAGCGGCGCTAAACCAACAGCTTGCCAACCAAGGCATTACGCCAGGCAGTGAAGCTTATAATAACGCCATGCGTACTCAGGGGCAGCAAGCCAATGACCTGTACACCCAGGCGGCTTTGCAGGGCATTAACCTAGACACAGCGGCTAACCAACAGGGTTTTGGACAGCAATTATCTCAAGCGGGGCTTTACAACCAAGGGCTAGGCCAAGATTTTGGTCAGGGTCTTGCGGCTAGAGAATTGACTAATCAATCCATTGGGCAAAACTTTGGCCAAGGTCAAGCAGCGCAACAATTAATAAACTCGTCCATTGGACAGAATTTTGCTCAAGCGCAAGCGGCTCAAGCAATGCAAAACCAATCTATTGGGCAAAACTTTGGCCAAGGCCAATCGGCTCAAGGAATGCAAAACCAATCTATTGGGCAAAACTTTGGCCAAGGCCAAGCTGCTGCTGGCCTTTACAACCAAGCGCAAAACCAGGGTTACAACCAGAACTTACAAAGCGCTCAATTTGGCAACAATGCGTCTGATCAAGCTCTGGCTAGGGCTTTGCAACTTCGTAGCCAACCGCTTAACGAGATCTCGGCGCTTATGTCTGGGTCACAGATTCAGAATCCGCAATTCCAAGGCTATACCGGCGCTAATGTAGCGGCTGCTCCGACATTGCAAGGCGTCCAACTTCAAGGCCAGCAAGCGCAGGACATCTACGGTCAGCAGATGGCTGCGCGTAATGCTAACATGGCGGCTTATGGTCAAGCTGCTGGAATGGCCGGACAAGCAATAATGATGAGCGACATTCGTCTTAAGTCAAACATCGTTAAGGTTGGTGAACACCCGCTTGGTATTGGCATTTATGAATACGACATTTTTGACCGTCGTGAACATGGCGTTATGGCGCAGGAAGTTCTTACGGTTAAGCCTGAAGCCGTTGCCCAACATTCCAGCGGTTATCTGATGGTCGATTACGGAGCTTTGTGATGGTCGCTAATCGAAACGTCAGCCTCACTAATTATGACGCTCAACTAGCCAACGCCCAGCGCCGGCAGAAGCTGGCTGAAATGCTACAAGAGCAAGCCAACGCCCCGATTGACATTCAGTCATACAAGGGCGTGCAAGCTCCAATTTCGTGGGGAGCCGTGCTAGCTAAGGCTTTGCAAGGTGGTGTGGCTGGGTATCAGGGTAAGAAGGCTAGTGAGCAAACGGCTGCTTTAGGCGAACAAGCCCGCAAGGGCCTCGCTGACTATCTGCAACAAAGCAGCGCTAATTATCAAATTCCCAACATCCAAGCATCACCGCCCATGCGGACTGAGCAGGTTCAAGGTCCGATGGCACAGCCTGTTGGGCTTCAAACGCCACAGCAGCTGACCGCTGGCGGTATGCAAGGCATGGCCGCTCGCG